AATTGAGAAACGGCCGCTGAACCATGTCAGCGCTCACTGGCAGGTGCATTTGCTGGTTGGGATACATCGCGTAGTCCTTGTTTAATTTGAAGTTTTCTGTTGCTGCTTGATTCGTTACCGATCGGGATATTTCCAGTCGGCGAAGAAAGGGTTGTTACTTCTGACTCGGTTCGTGACGGTGGACTTGGTGACGCCGTAAGCCTTGGCAGCCAGATCATGGCTGTCGTAGAGCACCCCGGCGGCGATCACCGGTTTGCTGTTTGCCGTCAGCAACGCTTCTCTCGTCTTCTCGGTCATGGGGCTCCCGAGCCGATGCGCGTTGCCCTTCATAACCTCGCCCATCTTCAGTCGGAACTCGGGTGTTATTTCCTTGTTCCTGCACTTCTCCCGAGTTGCCTCCGACATCACCTGTCCAGTCCGGGCCAGTGACATTCGAGCACGCGTTTCCGGACCGACCACGCGCGTACGAAGTGCCGCACTGATCTTCGCTCGGGTTTCTTCTGAAAACTCGTAGGCCCCAGCTTCGGCGTCGGCCGAGAGATTGAGAAACAACGGACTTCCCCAATACCGGTCGATGATCGACTGTTCGAGGTTGATCGCTTCTGCTCTCGTCGAAACGTGGACAGTCGCGACCTCGAACCGAGGATCTTCGTCATACGCGCGTTGTAACTTGCGATTGATGTGCCTGCCGTGCTTCAGTGCAGAGAAGTGCTCGGCGATCCTCCGTGAGCCACGCTCCGTCCGCCCAACGTACGTTTTTAGCGTGTGAGGGTTCTGAAGGAGATAAACCATGTTCCGCATTTCCGAACAGAAGAGGTCCACGGTTACCTCCGTCGACGAATTTCGTCCTGAATCCTGTCGAGCCTCGGGGCAAGGCGCGGGTTCCGCAGGACGAGACCAGACGGGTCGATCTGCACCCACGGCGAGATACGGGAATCGCCGGTAGGTGCTGCTTTGGGGAGGTTGCTGTAGCCGCCGACTTCGGCAAAGGAGACGTGCAGGAAGCGAGTCGGGTCGTCGAGGTTTGCGCGATCTTTCCGGCCGCCCTGACGCGAGCTGCTCGATTGCGGAATCATCCAGCCCGTGATCTTGAGCGCCTTGTTGTCGCCCGAGCTCGCGATGTTGGCCACTTCCGCGTGTTGCTTCGTGATCCGGTAGATGAGACCCGTACTGATGGTCTTGTTCATCCGGTCCTCGATGTCCTTCTTCGTCAGTTCCTTCTTCGATGCGGCCTTCAGCTTGAAGTACAGCTTGAAGATTTCCGTCGTGATGTCCTTCAGCACGAAGTAGAGGATCGACAGCTCCTTGTCATAAAGGCTGTTCACCTTGTCCGACGCCTTGAACAGCCAGTCGCTGATCTTCTCGATGACGATCGCAAAGAACTGGTACAGGTCCGTAGCCCCGATCCCAATCTCCTTGAACTTCATAAGCACGATGCTATCGATGTACTCGTCGAGCGACCGGATATGGTCTTCGACGTCATCGGCCAGTCGACCTTCAGGCAAGCTGCCAGAGAACAGCACGTGACCCATGAGGATGATCCAGGTCCGCGTGTTGTCCATGTACTTCGGATCAGTGTTGTTCACGTACTCGGGCTTGATCCGCGAGGGGAAGTGATCGACGACATAAAACAGTCCACCGATCATGTTCCGGACCATCGTGCGCTCGTAGTCCTCACGCTTGACCGCGATGCGCAGGTTCGACGGCTCATACAGGCCGCGACCAAAACCCTTCGGTTTGATCTGCGTGCTGCTGCAGACGACCCACTGATCCGCCGGGTAGGTGTGCTCGTTGATTTCGAGTCCACCGACCACCGGCGTGCAGCCACCGAACATCTCGAACGTCTTCATGAGGCCGTACTTGCAGAACAAGTAATGCATCATCGTCGAGTGCGCTTTCACGGTTGGGCGGATCTTCTTCATCTTCGCCGACTTGTGGTAGATCATCGCCCAGGCAACGTTTGCCTGCTCACGCTGACCATTGGCGTTGAAGTTCTGCGGCACGCGCTCAAAGGTGAGCACGTCACGCAAGAGACGCACGAACACCGTGTTGGTCCCGACGCTGATCACGCGATCGGAAAGAACCGGCACGATGTTGAAGCGCGATCCGCTCACGAAGATCGAGCCCGCTTCGCCGACGAAGGGCAGGTACATGTAGCGGTCGATCTTCTCGCCGCGATACATGAACATGTATTTCATCATGTACAAGTCCGAGCGAGCGACGTCGTACATGCGTTTGTTGTTGCCCTTCTTGCGAGAGGCTTCGTTGAGCTCCTCCTGCGGCGTACAGCGTTTGCAGCCTTCGTACGTGAGTCCGTCAGGGAAGCCCTTAGCGGCGGAACGAAAGACCGAATCGATGTACTTGACGACATGAATTTCTTCCATGTGCTCCACTGCCAATCCGTTCGCAATGGACGAATTGATCTTGGGCATGTGAGTGTCCATCAATCGTTCGAGTTCGGCATCCATATTTCTGTTTCCTATTAATCACGCTTGTCTTGTTTATTCGCATTGATGGTGGCGGTTTTATACGCAAGCCATGCAACGCCCAATGCACCCAGAATGGCCGGCAATTGCTTGAGCCATTCGGAAGTTTCTTTTCTCTTCTCCTGGCTCATTTTCGCGTCGAGCATTTGCCGCTCGTAGAAAGCTTTCATGCGATCTAGTTCCATCTTGGCCCGAAATGCTTCTTCAGCAAACGCGGCCTGTTGGCGCTCGAACTCACGCTGGAGCTTGGTCTTTTCGAGTTCCCATTCGTGTTGCGCTTTCTGGTGTGCGAGTTTCTGCTCGTTGAGCTCGTTGCGGGCACGGATCAACCGCTCCTCTTGCGCGAGTAGCTCTTGCTTACGCTTTGTTTCCCCATCACCACAATGTTCAGCTTCTGCGTAAGTTTTGTATAGATCGAGCAGTTCGTCGGACTCCTGCAGCGTGTAACGCCGCCAGCCGACAGTCGAAGGAAGACGTGTGTTCTCGAATGGCTTGTTGCGAATCACCCATACGCCCTCCTCACGCGTTGGATCTTGCGCGGATTGGATTCGGTAGATATTGCCATTTCGATTGATAAAGCGGTCGCCAAACTGACCGGTATTATCCACGATCTTGATCGTTTCAGAGAATGCCTCCTCATCATTACGTGTTGCATTTTCGTTTAATAGGGCCAGTGCCCGACCCATTTCGGAAAATGGGTGCGGACCAGACTCAAGCCCTCTGTAGAGTGAGACGACGACATCGTGGTCGTGGTCGTATATCTCGCCACGATGGCGCTCCAGGTCGTCTAACGACAGCAAGCGTTCCGTTCTGAAGAGCAAGTACTGCTCATAAACCGTTGGCTGGTGCCTTGCGGCAATTTCCCGCAGATCACGAATCAGCTTCGACTCGTTTTCACGAACGACCTTGATCCATGCGAAGAACTCCCGGTGCAGGTCCTTGTTGACCTTCCACTCCGTCTGGACGACGAAGCTTGCTCGTTGCACGTCGGGGATGGCGGGGAACTCCCACTGCATTCCGTTGCGCTCGAGCACGGTCACCGGTTTTGAAAGAAAGTTGTAATACTGAACCTTTCGCTCGAATAGCTCGTCTCTGCGATTTGCGTTTAACTGACCGAGGCCGACCTGACATAGTTCGACCTTCCCAAACAGCGTATCGGGAATGAAGTGGTCAAGTGACATAAAGAAAATCCCATTACCTTATTCCGGGCGAACCGTAATTCGCCATGCGTGCGCTGCTGTCCGTATTTCCTCCACCTTTATTCGGTTAAAACCAAAACGATTCAATTCCGTTATCGGGTAGGTAATATGTAACCGAAACAAAATAGAGCGGCATAAGGCGACGGTTTGCCGTCGGCTGCAGAGAAAGGAATGTGGGATTGCGAACATAGTCGAAGTAAGCGTCGGCTTACAATTCGATGGCAGTCCATAATTAAAATCACACCAATTGGAGAGACTGAATGAGACGACTCTTGATGATGGTTTGCGCGACGTCCGCGTTGTTCGTTGCCACACAGGCGAACGCGTACGTCTGTGGTCCTGGCTTGAAGTACCCGCCGAAGGGCTATCACATTGAACCCTGTCCCGAACATGAGCGCAAACCCCATGTGTCCCGCGCAGAGCGACGTCAGCAGAGGCTAGCCGAATTCAAGCGGGAGCAAGCAAAAGGGTGGAAGTTCTGACGTGACGGCATAAATGGTCCTCCCAGGTCCCGAAGAACCCAGGAGGACCACCAGCCCCAGTGACTTTTTTGCTGCTCCGGGTGGTGACCCTAGTGAAACGAGTCACCTACGTCACTCACCCGCCAATCCCCTATTACAGGGAGTGGAAGTTGACCGGCACCTTCGAGGCCGCAGCCGCGCTGATGCCCGTCACGTCGATCACGCCCATCACCGGCAGGTTGGTGATGTGCAGGAAGGACGGCTGAACCGTCAGTTCCTTCGACTGTGCGCCGTTGCGGATCATCGGCAGGACAACCGTAAATTCCGGCTTCCATGCCATGTTGCCGAAGTGCAGCGGGTTGGGCACGCCAGCACGCTCTGCCGAGAAGTCGCCGAACGACATCACGATCTTGCCCGACATGCGCTCGTTGAGCGTCGAGACGATCTTCACGTCGAACTGACCACCCAGCGTACGCAGGTCGCCCGTCACCATCAGGTAACGCGCGATGTACGGATCCGTACCGATGATGACGGTCGGAACCGGTGCGACGCCGCCAGCGAGTGCATCGGCCGCTGCCTTGTAGCCCGACTGGACGTACAGGGTGTAAGCCATGTCGCGCAGTGCGTTCACCAGGGTAGCCTGGATGTCCGCAGCACGCTGATGCGCCGACAGCGAGTCGAGCGAGGTGCTGATGTTCAGCGGCTTGTACATGTAAGCCGGCTGCACGACGAAACGCGACACGCCCATGATTTCCGGCGTATCTTGCGCGCTGTTCGGCGTAGCCGACGTGTTCAGTGCGCTGGTCGTTTCTGCGAGCAGGTCTTGCACGCGGAGCAGTTCGTCGACAGCTGCGTTCGACGTACGGATGCGCGTCGTGGTGATGAGTGCAGCCAGATCCGACGAATCGTTCGCGTCGCCGGTTTGCATCGGCCGCGGAATGGTGATCGGAGCCAGCAGGGGCACCGTGTACACCTGGTTGTAGAAGTTCGTGTTCAACAGCTGGCCGCGCTGACGGCGGTTGCTGTTGGTACGACGCGCGTCGAGATCGTAGCCGATGACCTTGGCATTCGCGAACAGCGCAGCCAGCGTCGCGCCCGTGCCCGTCGTGATGTCCAGGGTGGCATCGCTGTTGTTCTTGATCGAAGCGATCGAGACGTTCGATGCGTTCAGTTCCGTGTTGCCCAGTTCGAGGTTGACCGAGCCGAACACCGAGAAACCGATGCGCGCTTCGTACCCACCCGACACGATTGCAGACAGGATCGTCGATGCCGAACCATCAGCCAGAACTGTGTTCGGGCCGATCAGCAGAGACTGGGTCTCGTACTGGAGGTTCATCTGACGGTACGTGTTCTGCACGGCGAAGTTGAACGTCGCGAGCGGCAGTTGACGCGTGTTGAACTTCACGACTTCGGTGGTCGGCGTCGCGCCGCCGGTCGTGAATTGAACGTACACAGCGTCGAGCGCGAGTTGCGTGTCGATCGCGTCGGTAACGTCGAGCAGGCCGGTGTCGAGCAGCGCTTCGGTCTGCGAGATGCCGAGCAGCGAGAACTTCTTGCCGATTGCGAGCGGTGCGGTCGTGACAGCGGTGTCATCCGACAGCAGCACGCTGTACGGTGCGACAGCTGCCGACGGCACGAAGTAGCCGGTCGACTCGTCGTTCACGACCGGGACGATCTTCGTCTGGTCGTTGCGCAGGATGGTCGGATCGATGACCGCTTGCACGATGTTGCGGCGGCCGAAGTTGGCCGTCGGTGCGCCCGAGATCGGACGCTTCTGTTCGTTGTACACCTCGATCAGGCGGATCGAGACGGTGTAGCCGACTTGGTCCGGCGTCACGACGACGGTCGGATAGAACGCTTCGCCGAATTCGTCCTGGCGAGCAGCTTGCATGTTGTACGCAACCGAGTACACCACGGCGTTCTTGTTTTCCTTCTCGTCGTACGCTTCCAGCGCCGGCTTGATGCGGTCGAGCATCTTGTCTTCGCCTTGCGGGACGATGAACTTCATGCTTTCGGTCGACACGCGATCGTGCTTGATCGGGCTGTGCAGTACGCCGCCGATGTCGCCGGACAGCGTTGCTGCTGCCAGCGCTGCGTCGCGCTGAGCTTGCGTGAGGTCACGAAGACCGTGTTCCGAGACGATGTGTTCCAGCGCAGCGTTCAGCGACTGGACCGAGCTGTTCAGCTCGCTTTGCATCGTGTCGTTGATGCCTTCCATCGCGAATGCAGCGCGCGAAACTTGCGGGGTTGCGAATGCGAGGCCGCGATCGTTTTGTTCATGGCGCAGCGATTGGACGATCGTGTCCAGTTGCGTCATCGGCTGCACGCCGCCGCGGTTCTTGTTTGCGAACAGAGTGGTCATGAGTGATCCTAACCGTTACAGTTAAAAAAGAGACTACTGGGGCTTGTTGACCTCAAACCGTCAACTGCTTTGCAGACAACAGATCGAGATAACGCTTGAACAGAGGTGTGGAAGCCACCTCGTGATATGCGTTGTACGCATACAATACCTTTAGGATCTGCACGGTCAGCGCGGCCTGATAACCTTCAGTGCCGGCCTCTTGCGTGAAGAAACCCGGATTAATCACGACACCCGCCACTTCGCGTGTGATGTCATAGATATAAAAGGGTTCGGCGTGGTGGGGCAGCCGCGACTCCGGCGCGAACAGCCGTGCCTGCAATTCCGCCTGGACATTCAACGAATGCTCCAGAGGACAAATCGTTTGCTCAAAGAACGTCTTGTTCTGACCATGAGCACTTGAAGCCCACTGCAAGAACAAACTCCAGTCGCTGCCCTCGACGCCCATGAGCTGAGCGCAGTACTTCTGCATTCCCAAGAAGCACACCAAATCATTCACGCTAGAAAGCGGCTTGAGCACGTCGAAATTCAAACATTCCGACAGCGGCAGGTTTTTGCGGGCGAGCGTCTCATGCACCCAATAGGGAATGAGAATCACCTGCTTGAGTGGGCGGGCATTGGACACTTTGTTTGCTCCAGCAGATAGAGGGACCAGTAAATAAAAAAGTCCTAGGTCATTCTTTTGACCCAGAAAAAGCTTTCTCACAGTATTTACAAACATGAACCACAAACTGCTGCTGGTGAAGTGCATCACTCTCATGTTCCGCGAGAGTCAGCTGCCGGGCGCCCATGAGAATTCGGGGGCTCTCGTCAGGAGCATCATCAACGAGATAAAGGAACCACAACTGGCCATCGGTTTGGATCATGAGCGCGATATCACCGCTGCTCTGAAAAAGACCGCGCTGTCAATGTGTGAAGCGCCGCTCGATCACGAATACGAGCCGATCGAAATACTCCAACAACTGAAGGTGGATTGCGGCGAAGACGAAAAGCTTTACGAGTCGTTCGTCGAAGGTATCGAACGGGAACTGACAGAAGGAAAGATCAAGAAGACGGCGGTGAACCTGCGTCGTTCATTGAACGAGTATTTCCGGGAGCAGAAGATCCAGGAAATCATCTTCCAGGCGTCGAACAAGCTGCGGTTCAACCGCACGCAGGTCACTAACATGAAGCAGTTCGTGGCCGAGGTCTGCTCGGAACTCGAACCGTACCAGGTCGATGCAACAACGAAGGATCCGGCGATCGTTGCCGAGGTCGATCTGTCACGCATCGATGAAGTGAAGCACATCTTCAGCGAAGTACAGAAGACAGAGAACGGTGGAGGGATACTGAAGACCGGCTGGCAGGGCGTGAACCGGATGTTGCGTGGCGGCTTTCGTCGCGGTCAGCAAACCGTAATCGGGGCACTGCAGCACAACTTCAAGACGGGCTTCAGTCTCGGTGCATTTATCGGCGTGGCGCTCTTCAATGAGCCGGAAATGCTCGACCCGGTGAAGAAGCCGCTGCTGCTCCGTATCTCCTTCGAAGATGATCTGGAACTCAATTTCCAATACATGTACGAAGTGCTCATGGCTTTCGACGGTCGTGAAGCAGAGATCGTCAAGAAGACCAAGGAGGACTTCGAGGCGATGTCGCCGGAAGAGCTGGACGCCTACATCACGAAGATCGCGGCCTACGTGCAAGAGCGCATGCGGGTTAACGGTTACGAGATCAAGATGCTCCGCGTCAATCCGTCGGAGTGGACGTACAAGGATCTGTGCAACAAGATTCTCGAGCTGGAAGCCGATGGTTACGAGATTCACATGTGCATGGTCGACTACTTGCCGATGATGCCCACCACGGGCTGTTTGCAAGGCCCTACGGGCACCGACGTGCAAGACCTCTACCGCCGCGTTCGTAACTTCTGCGCGCCGCGCAAGATCGCCTTCGTAACGCCACACCAGCTCTCCACCGACGCTAAGCAGATGATCCGCGACGGGAAGAGCGACTTCGTGAAGGAGCTGGTCGGCAAGGGCTATTATCGCGGCTGTAAACAGATCGACCAGGAAGTGGACCTGGAGATCTTCATCCACATCGAAAAGAGCAACAACGAAAGCTTCCTCACGATCCAGCGTGGCAAGCACCGCATCATCGGGCAAACCGACCACCGCGATCTTTTCTGCGTGCTGCCGTTCTCCAAGTTCGGCATCTTGTTCGACGTCAATGGCGCGGATACGACACGCAAGAAGGTTGGGGGTGGCCCGGTTGGATCAAACGACGAGACGCCATTCTGGGCCTTCGACGAGGCCGCCTAATCTTGTGTAACAAGCAGTTCCGTTGTCAAGGGATGAGCCCAGGGAACCCTAGCACTTATTGGGGTCTCCTGGGCAATTCCTTTTATGCAGTCTGTTTTTTTATTAAAGGACGACGCCCATGTTTTCGGCACTACGACGGCTGATTGGCCTCATCCGGGTTGAAGAATCTGGCGATTTGATCAAGGTCTCAGGTTTGCCGGGCGACTCGGTCGCAAAAACGATCTTCGAGGTGTGGGGCACTAGCAAGATCGTCAACAACATGTTCAGCAAGGTTACCCCGTCAGACGTTGCATTCAATAGGTTCTTCGCGCCCGACGTAGTCTATGCGTTCACACGCATCGTCAACGAAAGAAAGAAAGGTCACAACATCCGGGCACTGAAGAAAGTGATCGAGGGCATCTACGAACACACGTGGATGAAGACGACCATGATCAAACACCCAGACATACTCGACAAGTCGCAGATCGGTCAGCTCAAATGGAGCCCGCTCGAACACCAGGCCGGCTTCTTTGCTTGGTTCAATGAGATGGTGCCGCGTTTCGGGCTCCGGGGCGCCATGCTCGGCGCCGGGCCTGGCACGGGAAAGACCTATATGGGGATTGCACTCGGTCTCCAGCTGCACGCGGACGTAGTGATCATCGTCTGCCCGAGCCGTGCCGTGAAGAAGGTCTGGGAAGACACGATCGTCACGCAGTTCAGGCGCCCGCAGCCGTACTGGCATTCTAAGATGGGAACGCCGCCGAAGCCCAAGCAGAAGTACTACATCGTTCACTACGACTCGCCGCAATCGCTCCAGCGATTCATGGAGTTTGCCAAGACGCAGAGCTGGCACAAGCCCGTCATCCTGCTCGACGAGTCGCACGGCCTGAACGAAGAGTCGGCTTTCCGCACGCAGCTCTTCATCGACCTTTGCACGGTCACGCGTTGCCAGTTCGTTCTCTGGGAATCGGGCACGCCCGTGAAAGCCATTGGCGGTGAGATGGCGCCGCTCTTCCGCACGATTGACCCGCTGTTTGATCCGGATGCACAGGAGCGCTTCCGCGCGATCTACGGCAAAGCGTCCGCGCGGGCAAACGACATCCTTTCGCACCGCCTGGGCAAGGTCACCTACAAGGTCGACAGCAACAACGTGGTGAAGATTTCGGTACATCACCCAGAGGCGAAGATCAAGATCCCGAACGGCGAACAGTACACGCTCGCATCGATCCGCAAGGAAATGCGTGGCTTCATCGACGAACGGATCAAACACTACACCAGCAACATGCGGATGTACGAGCGGATGTTCGAAAACGCGCTCAGCTACTTCTACAAGACGTTGGTGACGTCTGAGCAGAAGGATGCGTTCAGGACGTACGAGAAGCACATCAAGATGATCCGCAAGGGCTACGACCCTTCTCTGATGAAGGACGCCGCGGCGTACTGCAACAACTACGAGAAGAAGGTCATCATCCCGGCGCTGCCCAAGGAACTGAAGGAAGACTTCAAGACATCGAAGTCGGTCGTGAAGTACCACAAGCTGAAAGTGCAGGGCGAGGCGCTTGGCCGAATCCTCGGCAAGAAGCGTGCACAGTGCGTGGTCGACATGATCCCGTACATGGGGCTTGAGCACAAAATCGACACCGGGCTGAAGAAGACACTGATGTTCACGAGCTACGTGACAGCAGTCGATGCTGCCGCGGAGTACCTGAAGCAGCGTGGGTATGGTCCGTTGCGTGTCTACGGCGAGACGAACAACGAGCTGGCCCAGATGGTGACGGAGTTCGGCAAGAACGAAGACGCCAACCCGATGATCGCGACGTATCAGTCTCTCTCGTCAGCGGTGCCGCTCATCATGGCCAACACCATGGTGATGTTCAATTCGCCTTTCCGTTCCTTCGAGTATGACCAGGCTGTTGCGCGCTGCAAGCGTCTCGGCCAGGACGAGGATGTGTACGTCTACGACATCGTGCTCGACACGGGCGAAGAGCCGAACATATCCAGCCGCACGATCGACATCATGACGTGGAGCAGAAGTCAGGTCGAGGAAATCCTAGGTTTCGAGAACACGCAGCTGATCGCGGCTGAAGCTTTACAAGAGATGTCACCAGTCGAGCAGCACGGGTACAGGTTGGCGGCTGAACAGATCGTGGAACAGGAGTTTGAAGAGGAAATGGCGGCTATGGAAGGACGCGCGGTGGCGGAGGTGTCTGATCGCCGCGATCCCGCGTGGGCGCATTGGGCCAGCCAGTTCGGCGCGCTCGCTTGAGCGATCAATCTTTTGATGACGAACTCATCCTTAACCCGACTTTCCCAATAAGGACAGGACATGGACATTTTGCGCATGGCGCTGGAGAACAGCGAGGAAGCAGTCGAAAACGAAGAATCCCTCGATCAAACTGTGCCGGAAGGCGACGATCAGGCGATCACGCATCTCGTCAACGCATGTGACGACCACTTTGCAGCCGACGAAGAAATGTCGGTGGCAGCAGAAGCGATCTTCGGCTACTACGACGACTTGGCAGGAATGATCGCGAGCAAGAACACGTCCCCCATCGCGACGGGTCTGATCATCCGCGGCGTGAACACGCATCTGCGTAGCGTCGGCCTCGAGGAAATCAGCTTCGTCGCGGTCGAGAACTACGGCACGCTCAGCTCCGAGCAGCAGGCCAAGATCGCGCTCGAAGGCGTTGGCACGACGCTGAAGACCTGGTTCTTCCAGGACCCGGTGGTGCACTTCAAGCACTGGAAGGACATCATCCTCGACTCGTTCAAGGGCGTGGGCGGCAAGCTCGCCAAGTACGAGAAGAAGTGCGCGCAGAACAAGGCCGAGTTCGAAGCGAAGAAGGGAAGCCTCGATCCGACGGTTAAGGTGAACCTGCATGGTCTCTGGTATTTCTTCACGACGAAGGGCGGTCAGCCGAAGAACTTCATGACTTCGCTGGCAAAGGACTTGTCGATGTCGACGTATGTCCTCACGCGCTACCCGGCTGCGGTCATCGCAGAGATCGAGAAGCTGACCAGCGCGGTCAAGTCCGGCAATGCGAAGTCGAAGGCCAACATCGAGGCACTGGCCAAGAAGGTTGCGACTCTTAAGTCGCCGGCAGAACTGTTCGATGATTCGTACCTTGGCGAAGGCAAGTACTTCAACGTTACGAGTCTGCGCGAAGAAGGCGGTCACGCTGGCGGGGACCGACTCAGCCAACTGGGACACGGCGGCACTGTCGTTGAAAGCACGGCGGGCGGCCACACGGCCGGCAAAGTGGCCACCTTCGCACTTCGGCAAGGAGCGATGGGACCGGTCGGTATGGCAGCAATGACGGGCGCGTCCATTGCAATGTCGGAGGAAGTGCATCTGAGCGTGCGTGATCTGGGCGAGGTATTCGAGGCCGCACAAGCCTACCTCAACAACGTCAAGACGTTCCTCGCAATGGAATCGAAGTTCGCGCACGCAGTGGATGCTCTCGGCGCGGCGATGGCAGCGCTGGGCAAGTCGGCTGGCGACCACCCGGACTCGGAGATCGGCAGCATCGGCGACAAGATCGAAGCGTACGGCAAGACTCTGACGCGTGCGTTCCAGCGGCCTGCTTTGCAGGAAGTGGCGCGCTCGATCCGCGCCAGCAAGTACTGCAACTACTTCGGCCTGCGCGGCATCTTCAACGGCTAAACAGCATTGTTGTTCAATCTTCGGGACAGGGGCTACGGCCCCTGTCTTTTTTTGTTGTGTCCGGGGGACAAGATGAAACAAGAATTGGAGCGGCCAGGTCAGGAACTGTTGGCGCTCGAATCTCAGATGGATGCACTCTCGTCGGTACGCGACCAGCTCATGCGAAGCGGCTCTTTGAGTACCACGATTGCGCTCGAGGCAGACGCTGCGCAGGGCGGAAGTCACTATGCATCACTGCAGTTCAGCGGAGCAACGAAGAGCGAAAGGACGCGAGTCGCGCTCGAGGGTATCGTCAGTACCGTCTGGGACACGATCAAGAAGCTGGTCCGCAAGGCGATCGAAATGATCAAGCGCTTTATCGGCTGGCTCAAGGGCGACGGCAAGAAGTTCGACGAAGAACACCTGCGCGCGGTTGAGGACCTTGGCAAGAAGCTGGCTGATGGTGTCGAGCGCCTCGCCAAGATCCTCCAGACTGAGCATCTGCGCCAGCGGTACGAGGAGAACCTTTACTCGAAGCTGATGGCAGATAGTCCGGCTCAGACCCGAGCCGTTCTCGATACTAACTCAGAGTACAGCAAGGCGATGGTGAGTCTGAGCCAGTCGTTTGACAAGGGCGACTATACGGACATCATTGAGAAGGGCGTTGCTTCCCTCGTGGCCTGGTACGAGAAGGAAACGAAGCGTGCCGAGGAGATGGACGCATCGGGGCAGGCGACACATCAGGATCTAGAGGCCTTCGCGAAGGAGCTGGATACCCAGTTGAGTACCCAGCAGGACGGCAGCGGCACGATGTCGAGTCTGACGGCCCGTAACGCGCTGGAACTCACCAAAGGGCGCTACGACGCCATCAAGCAGGCGAAGACGTCGGTCAACACCGGTCAGTACGCGAGCATCCCGAAGGAAGTCACGGCCCTGAAGAGCACGGTCCTAAGTGCCCAGACACGGATCGGCGTAGCCGGCGCCGCACGTTCCATGCGTCAAGCGCAGCAGGCACTCGAACAGATGACCCAGCATCTCAACACCGTCGCGACCAAGATTGACCGACTGACGGCGGAAACGGAGCAGGGGAAGGTGCTGGTGGCTCAACAGGCTGTAGCCCGTGCTTTCGTAAAACACCTTCGCGAGTTGATGGACAGCTTCCACGTCGTCATCGCCGCGCACCAGTTCCTCTACGAGGTATGGGTCGAGACGCAGAAAGCGATCCTCAAGATCTGGCAGGAAATGATCAAGCTTTACGACGAGACGGTCGTGGATGAGCCGATGTCCGACGCCCAGCGCAAGGAACGCGCTGAAACCGAAAAACAAGTTCGCGCGACGCTCAAAGAGTACGCCGGACTCATCTAACACACCACTCGCGAATCATGGATACATTGGACCATTTCTCGGGCGACATACTCGCGCTCGAGGAACACGTAAATGCCCTTAGCGACATCAGGCACCGCCTTCAGCAGAAGGGCATGGTCGACACCGGTATTGCGCTCGAAGCAGATGCGTTAACCGGCGGAAGCGATCTGGTGCGGCTAATGTTCTCGTCGACGCCGAAGATTCAAAAGCACGGCTTGGCGTTGGAAGGTGTGACGTCCAGAATCTGGGAAGCAATCAAGAAGTTCGTGAAGGGCGTCGCGGCGTTTCTCAAGCGGATGTGGAATTCGCTTTTCGGAAAGAAGGACGCCGGTCTTAATGAGGAAGACGTCAAGAAGGAGGAGGAGAAAACCGCAGAGTTCAAGACTTACGCGCAAGCGAAGGAAGCGGAACAGACGCACGCTGAAACCGCGCCCGAGACACCGCGTAAGTCGTATGTTGCTACTTATCACGAGCGCTGGGCATCGACCTTCCCTGACCTCCAAAGCAAGCTCTCTCCGATAGCTCGCGTCATGCTCAATGAGTCTTCGGCCCGGGAACTGGATCGCTTTTTAGCGGCATTCTGCGAGTATGGTACGTGGGGTCACCGATTCGAGGAGTCCGTGCGCGATGGACTCGAAATCTACGAGCGCTACTTGACGAGCGCGGCCGAGAACGAACCTCGATATGGTTCGTCCGAAGAGGAACGAACAAAATGGGAAGGGGAAGCCAAAAAGCAGATAGATCGGCAGGTAAGTCCTCACACTGTCGCCGCCCAAGCGCAGGTGGAGGAACTGCTCGGTCTGTTGGAAAAGGCGGCGGAATCGACGCGCAGTGGCTCGCACTCTGGCCTGAAACTCGAGATAAAGAAAGCGTGCGATCGCGTGTCCGAGATGTACACGCAAAACAGACCGACTTTCCGGCAGGCAAGCTCGAGTATTCGAGCCGTGAAGGTTGCGCTGCCCTCGCTTGAAGAACGGATTGCAGACCTCGAGCGATTTTTCGACAAGCCCCAGAGCGGTTCGACCCATCTCCAAGAGTTCGTCTGTAGAGAGATGATGGGCTTCCTCAAGGCCGCGGTAAAGCTGCTCCAATCTGTCGGACACGCCGTCCAATTCGTCGAGAAGATGTGGTCCGAGGCAAAGCATCTGCGACACGTGGTGTATTTGGCGGCGAAGGATGCGTACGAATACGCCGCTAAGGAAACCGGTCATTCCCGTGGCTCCTTGGATCAGGACGAGAACGATGTGCGGATTGATTCGAATCCCGCGGATGCAAAGATGGCCGGCTGGAGTCTGATCTGACGGCATAAGAGCCCAGACCCCCGAGAGGAGGTCTGGGCTGTATGACGCGTGTTATGCGGCTTGTGCGACAGGCTCAGGTTGCGGCTGCTTTGGTGTCTCGGTGCTTCGCATCAGTTCGATCATCTTGGAGCAGGCCTCGCCGATGCGTCGCTTCTCGAAGCGGTTCGGCCATCCGCAGAGATAGTGGGCAGGCGTATGCCAGACATCCCACGTCTGGAGCGTCAACGAGTTGCCATGCACGACGGTCGCAGGGATACCGAGCAGAGTCAACTGCACATAAGCCATATGCACACATGTGGGATCGACGTCAGTGCACGTCGCATGCAACATGGTCGGGTAGTTCAGCCCCGCTTCGTGCATAGCCTGAGCGACGGCGACCACCATGCCCGCCGATCCGCACGCTGGCTCGTCCATGGTGATGAACCCGCGCTTTCGAATGTCCGAACCGTCGCCCACGGTGACCATCTTGGCCATCATCAGGGAAACCTCGTAGGGCGTGAAGAATTGCCCCGCGCGGTCGTTTCCCAAATCAAGCGCCATGAAGATCTGACCCAGCACGTCCCCGATGTTGTCGACAGATTCCCTCAAGCCGGCATCGCCCAGCAGAGCGAGCCGCGCCTGATAACACGCCTGTAGCTGGCCGAGCGTCTTCGCGAACAGATCCAGCTCTTCCTTCTTGTAGTTCTTGATGACCTCCATATAGCGCTTCTCGCGCCTGTCGTAGTTGATCAGGTCGAACTTATTGCTGAGGGCCAGCGCCGACATCTCGATAAAGTCGCAGAAGACCTTGAACGGGTTGTGGCGGATGGAGAACTGCTGGAGCGACTTGATCACCTCAGCCTTGTAGGGGTCCGTCCAGACCGGGGAGCGATTCAGCTTGGCTCGGCGACTCACGATGCATTCTCCGCTGCCTTTGCCTTTTCCTCCGCAAGCTTTTTGAGGATGGCCTCTGACTTCTGCTTGCATTCCTCCAGCAGCTTGCCGTACACGTCGTTGCTGATCGCGTCGATTTCACCCACGTTGCACAGGAACGACATCTGATGGACGATCAGTCGAATCGCTGCGTCATCGCGGATCTGCTGCGTGCCCATGTTCTCCTGATGCTGACACTGGTTGATTGCGCGTACCAGCGAACGCGCGACACCACTGAGATTGCACGCACCTTCCTGGATGAAAAGCGCGTCGCTGTGTCGATTGATGGCATCTTGGTTCATGTTGTCGAGGCTCATTTTTTCTTTTCCTTGATCGGATTGTTAGACCCAGCAGCACCGGTAGCTGTCGCGCAACTCCCAGCAGACAGTCCAAAGCGTACGTTCAATGTTGGCCCAATGGTCGTTCAGCTCCTCCTCAGTCCATTCGCCAGTTTCCCGAAGGTTGCGTGCGACGATCTCCGGATCCCAATGCTGAATTTGCGACATCACGTCGGGGTGTTCGGTGAGCTTGCGTATCTCCTTATCGACCGGTCCAGCCATGTTGACCGAGAAGATCTGGGCCATGGTGAGCTCAAGATCGAGCATCCCACAGCTTGACGTCCATGCAGCACCTGTCCTGTACGGCGCTTCCCACCTGACGCGCGTCACCCCTCGCGCGAGCGTCATGACTGCGGTTCCTTGATGAGGTTCGGCTCGAGAAGGTCCCCTATGCATCCGACGATCAGGGACAGTCCGCGAAACATCACGGTCGTGGCGTATGTGTCGCCGGCGTTGCAGTAGTAAACTTCGTCGCCGGTGCGCCGGTGAATGCCCAGATACTCGACGCCATGGGTCTCGATGAGTCTGTCGACTTGCTTGCGCGCTTCCTCCCGTGAGCGCACTGTCTTCCAGGCGTTTCGTACCGCTGCAGCGATCTCCGGCGTCACATCCTTAATCTGCTGCAACTGCGTCAGGGACGCTGCACGTCGGTCAGCGAGCCTCGCCATCCGCTGCCTCCTTTACCGTCACCCCGAAGGCAGTTGGCCAATCGGAAATCTTCGTGTCCGCACTGGCTACGTAGAAATCGCCACCGACGTTTTGGACGTAAAGCCGCTTCTTTCCGCCATATCCGTCAGGGGCAACCGCGACGATCGTTTCGTATCCGACCTTCGGTGCGGGGTACATGCCGCACAGCGCCCGTGCTGTTGCGATGGAGACACGTCGCATATGGTCCGGCCCATAGCTCCAGTGCGTGCCTGACGGCGCGTTGGAAATGGATCTGACTTCGATCACGCTGCCTCCCGTTCGTCTTCTTCCCAGTAGGTCACTTGCTGAGAGATGTCGATGAACCAAGACTCGGGCATGTCAGTACCGTCGATGATTCGCTTCTCGTGGTTCATGCCGAATGTACGTGAACCGATCTCAATGAAGGTGTCGTATGGTTTTTCCTGAGTCTTGGCAAAGTTGTAGCGGGTCATCGTGGACGATACGGCGATGACAAACTCCGTCGGCACGCCATGTCGATAGACGGTGTATCGCGTGCGTGGGTCGGACCGCTGAGGCGTGAGGAACTTGCGCGGGTTGATTGGCTTAGGCAGCAAGACCTTACGCATGCGGTCACGGGGATCGCGCGATTTTGCTGAACTGTCCTTCATGTGCTGACCTCGTTCCTCCTGATGTACATTCGGACCGCTGGATCGATTTCGGGGCGATACGGCACGGCGCGCACATACCGAACGGAGCGGCCGAGAATACGCATCCACTGCATGCCCGCAACCTCCGCACGCTCAATGTCACGCGCTCGAACGATCACCGATGGTCCGTTGCGTTTACTCGCGTTGTTGACTGGAAAGACTTCGAACGACGGCATCGTCAGCGGCTGCGATGGATGATGCCGGTCGCGGTCGGCTGCGTGTTACTTCTGTTGCCGCTGCTGGTCCGGTCGCCGCCAGTTGCCTTGTTCTCGTCCGGTGCCGGGAGCTCCGGCGTCCCTGTGGGCGTGAGGAATGGCGAGCGGCTGTTGCCACCGATCGCACGGATGTATTCGACCTCGACCTTGGCGGACTCGACCGCCACGGAAGCGACCTGTGCAACGGCCCGAGCTCGATCTACTTCCATCGGTTTCTCACGGTCGCGCAAGGCGTTGAGAGTTTGCATCAGATGTTCACGCAAGTCGTTCATGTTGCTCACGGTCTTTCTCCTTGGCTTCACGGACAATACGGTTCAACTGGCGAGTGATCGCGCCCTTAAGCTGCGTCAGCTTGGCCAGCTCCGGCGATTTGTTGATTGGGTGATTGCGGTACGCGCGTTCGCGACGGCTCACCAGTTCGAGGATGTCGATGGTGATCTCGGATGCGACGTTGGTCTTCTTCCCGGGAAGAAAGCAGACCATGTGACCCTTCGGGACAGGGCCGTGAACGGATTCCCAGACGAGCCGGT